TAAAAATACAAATAATCATATTTTAAGCTACAATTACGGTAATGGTCAAAGAGGTTTTGATTTAATAGTAAGATCTAACGATCAAACATTAAGAGTAGAAGATTTTACCGCAGGTGTAACTAATTATGTTGACATAAGAACTAATAGAGTTTTTAGAGATTATAGTGCATGGTATCATATTGTATTTGCATATGATAGCACGCAGAGCACTGCTGCTGACAGAGTAAAACTTTATGTAAACGGAACACAAGAAACAAGTTTGGCAGCGAGCACATATCCTAGTCAAGATTTAGATAGCTTTATAGCTACAACACCACAAAACAATAAAGGTTTTCTTATTGGATCTTTTTATAATAGCGCTGGCAATATTGATGCTGGTAATTATTTTGCAGGATATATGTCTCAATTTATTTTTGTTGATGGCACTGCTTATGCTGCGAGCACTTTTGGTTCAACAAACACGAATGGTATTTGGATATCTAACAGTTCACCGTCAGTCACATATGGAACTAATGGTTTTAAATTAGATTTTGCAGGAACAGGAGCCTCTGCTGATGCAAGTGGTTTTGGTGCAGATAGTTCTGGTAATGGTAATCACTTTGCTTCAACAGGATTAGGCACAAATCCTAGTACAACAGATACTTGCGTAAATAATTTTGCTACTTTTAATCTCTTAGATAACGATACAATTACAGGGGCAGCAACTTTATCAAACGGAAATCTTTCTATTAATGCTAATAGTAATGCAGCATCTGGGTGTCCTAGCACTATAGCTGTAAGCAATGGTGCTTGGTATATAGAGGGTAAATGTTTATCTAGCACTTTTGAAATAGGGGTGTTTGGATATGGTGATGGATTTTCTTTTAATCTTGCAAATCACCCCCCATATGGTGATAATGGTTATCCATTTGCATATGAATATGGAGGTAACCTTAAAGTTAATAATTCAAATGTTCAAACTGGTTTAGCAACATACACAACAAATGACATACTAGCTATTGCTCTTGATATGGATAATAATACAATAAAATTTTTTAAAAATGGAAGTCAAGTAGGAACCACAATAACTGATAGTAATTTATCTACTTTTGCACCTTATACTTTCTATGTAGCAAATCATACTGGCAGTAATACTAATATGTTTAGTTTAAATACAGGCAATCCTTCTTACACTATAGCATCAGGAAATGCAGACGCTAACGGATATGGTAATTTTGAATACGCTGTACCATCGGGGTATTATGCGTTATGTAGTAAGAACCTAGCAGCGTACGGAGGTTAACATGGCAGTATATACAACAGTAAACGACCCATCAGCATATTTTCAGACAGCTTTATATAATGGGTCAGCATCTTCTGTTACTGTCACTAATGATGGTAATTCTGATTTACAACCAGATTGGTTGTGGTTCAAAAAAAGAAGTGCAACAGGTGATCATAATACATTTGATACGAGCAGAGGTTTAACTGAAAGACTATTTCCTAATTTAACTTCACAATCAGATTCAGGAGATAATGGTATTACCTCTTTAACTAATGGTTTTACTACAGGAACATTTTATGGAGATGTAAATGGTAGTGGACAAACTTTTGTCACTTGGCAATGGAAAGCTAATGGCGGAACAACATCAAGTAATACAGATGGTACAATCACTTCTACAGTACAAGCTAATACAACAGCGGGATTTTCTATAATTACATATACAGGTAATAACACAGGAGGTTCAACAGTAGGACATGGATTAGGTGCTGTACCAGATATGCTCATTGCAAAGTCAAGGATAGCTACCAAACCTTGGCAATGTTATCACAAATCAATAGGCAATGACCATTTTATAGATTTAAATAGCACAAATGCAAAAGTAAGTGCCTCTGCCGCTTGGGGTAATACCACACCTACATCTTCTATTGTTACTTTAGGTAATGGTGATACTAACCATACAGGTGCAATGGTAATGTACTGTTTCACTTCTATAAAAGGATACAGTAAATTTGGTAGCTACACAGGTAATGGTAATGCAGACGGCCCATTTGTTTACACAGGATTTTCACCATCTTGGATTATGACAAAAAGAACAGATAGTACAGGTGCATGGAACATTCAAGATAATAAAAGAAGTCCATTTAATGTTCAAGATAATTTTATACAAACTGATTCTGATGCAGAAGGTAGTGCGGGAGGAACAGGAATATGGGATGCTTTATCAAATGGATTTAAATTAAGACAGAATTTATCATCTACAAATAATAGTGGAAGTAATTACATCTACATGGCATTTGCAGAAAGCCCTTTTACAACTTCGGACGGCGTTCCCACAACAGCGAGATAGACCATGTCACTCGGAATTATATCTTTTTCCGAGAGTCCGATATCGTCCCTAGGAAAACAGGATGCGGTAGCGGTTGTTACGGGTCTTGCCTTAACTTCTACTTTAGGGACAGCCGTAGCTCAAGCTGGAGCACAAGTAAACGTTACAGGACAATCTTTAACATCAGCTGTTGGTACCGTTGTTCTTAATACAGCATCCGTAGCGACACCTTCTGGTGAAGCACTGTCCACGGCTCTCGGCACACCAGTCATTAATGTTATTGCGAACCCAACCGTATCGGTCACAGGGTTTGGATTAACACAAACAATCGGTACATATGGTGTCTCAGCAGGTGGTCAAGTTGCTATTGATGCGTCGGCTGAACCAGATATGGACATGTTCCTTGGTACGCCAACGGTATCAGCAACTGCTAGTTTATCCGTTACTGGTGAAGCACTATCCACGGCTCTCGGAACAGTTAGTGTAGATGCTGTAACTCCAGTAGCTGTAACAGGTCAAGCGATGAATATCGTAGAAGGTACCTCAACAGTTGTAGCAACAGGTGAAATAGATGTAACAGGTCAAGCTGTTAGTTCGGCTGTTGGCACTGCAACAGTTAATGCGTCAGCAACAGCACTACCAAGTGGTAATATTATTTCATCTGCTCTAGGAAATGTAACCCTAGCGTCAAATGTAACTATTATTCAAAATGGTATTCCAATGACCCTAGAGTTAGGAGATGAAGCTGTTTATGCATGGGTAACAGTGGATGATGATGCAAATACACCTTGGACTAACGTAGATGACTCAACCACAAATACTTGGACAAATGTTGATGATTCTGTTACAAATACATGGCAGGATGCAGCTTAGGTAAATTATGTCAACATATTCAAACAGACTACAAATTGAGCTTATTGGTGTAGGAGATCAAGCAAATGCTTGGGGTACTACAACAAACAACAATTTTTCACAATCTTTAGAACAGTCTATTGCAGGGGTATACACAAAGAATATATCATCTGGAACGACAACCACTTTAACATCAACAAATGGACCTGCTACACAAGCAGATAACGAAAACAGACAAGCAGCTATTATATTTACAAATGCTTCAGCTAATCACACTGTACAATTTACAGTAAAAGAAAAATTATACTTCTTACGAAATGCATCGACAACATACACAGTTACAGCAAGACTAGGGGCTGCAGGAAATACATATGTTATTAATCCGCAGACCAGTGTCTTTCTAGCCACTGATGGTACTAATTGGTATGAACTCCAGACATCAGGTGGCACATGGATTACAAAGAACGCCGCTTACACCGCTTTTAGTGGCGATAGAATATTTGTTGATACGTCATCACAAGCCGTTACTATTACATTACCCGCAGCTCCTGCAACAGGAGATGAAATACGGTTTGTAGATGTAGCTAGTACGTTTGATACAAACAATTTAACAGTAGCAAGAAATGGTTTAAAAATAAATAACCAGACATCAGATTTAACAGTAGCAACCGAAGATGCAGCATTTGGATTGGTATATTCAGGTGTGTCTTATGGTTGGAAGATAATGGAGAAATAGAATGCCAACTTATGAATCTATTAAATATAAATTCTCAGGAACCGCAGTTACTGGCGTATTACAAGAAGCAGATAACCTTAGTGATGTTGCTGCAGCAGAAACATCAAGAACAAACTTAGGTGTTGCTATTGGTAGTGATGTACAAGGGTTTTTTTCTGCTGATGCAGGAACAAATGCAAATGGTACAAGAACAGTGAGTACAAGTGCACCAAGTGGTGGATCCGATGGAGATATTTGGTACAAATATACATAATGCCTTATGCCAATTTATGTTAAAGACGGTGGTACTTTTCGTGAGATAAGCTCTGATGCTGGCTCACAAGTCTACGTGAGAGACGGTACCTCGTTTACTAACAAAACAATTACAAATGCTTACGTCAAAGATGGTGGCTCATGGCGCACGGTCTTTACTTTATTTGATACACCAGGAAGTTTTACAACAGCAGGATCAGGGACAACACAAATCGCTGTTCCAGCCAATGCTAATGCTATTCATATTAAACAAGCAGTTGGTGGAGGTGGAGGTGGTTACACAGGTGCATCTTATGACAAAGCTGGTGGTGAATCATCTGGACCAGGCGGTGGATCAGGAGCTTATATTTCTGATCGTGTATATACAGTTGTTGGAGGAGAAACGTTAACATCAGTAGTAGGAACAGGTGGTAGTAAAGGTACAGGTGCTTATAGTGGTTCAGCAGGCGCAGGATCATTAACAAGTTTAACTGGATCAAGTACTAATGCAATATTTTCTTTAGCTGGTGGTGGAGCTTCTTCTGTATCAGGTGGTGGAGTGCAAGGACCTCTTCGATCTAATACAGCAGGTACAGGAGGAACAGCGACAGCGGGAACTTCTTTATCTTCTGGAACTACCGTGGACGGAATTAATATAACAAGTTTTTCAAGTGGCCCTACAAGCACTTTTAATGACTCAGGTAACGGAGTTACAGGTGGCAATAATGGTAACTGTGGTGGAGACAACTGTCAAATAAATGGTAGTGATGGTGCTGACTCTTACAGTGGTTTAGCAGGCACAGGTGGTGACGGCGGTAGAGTCAGTGTTCCTGCTACAGCAGGTACACAAGGTGGCGGTGGTGCTGGCGGTGGTGCTGAAAACTATGGATCAGGAACTAGTGGATCAGACGGTGGTGCTGGTGAATTAATATTTAGATTTATAAGGATTGCATAATGCCTCTTACTAAAATAGCTTTTGCCCCAGGGATAGACAAACAAGACACGGAGTATGGTGCAGCAGGTCGTTGGATTGATTCTGATTTTGTACGTTTTCGTTATGGCTTACCAGAAAAGATTGGTGGATGGATAAGACTTATTCCAAATACATTAGTTGGTGTTGCACGAGACATGCACGCATGGACTTCTTTAGATGGTGTACGGTACACGGCCATCGGCACCGATAGAAAATTATATATTTATACAGAGGGTGTAGCATATGATATTACACCAACAAGAGCCACAGGTTCAATTACAGGTTTTACAACAACAGATGGATCAGCAACAGTTACAGTTACTGATGCAAGTCATGGAGCAGAGGTCGGAGATTTTGTTACTATATCTTCTACGTCAGGTGCGGTGAATGGTATTCCTGCAGCAACGATGGATGCAGAATATGAAATACTAACTGTACCTTCAGCCAATACATATACAATTACAGCGGCAGCGAATGCAACAAGCACAGGAGCATCAGCGGAGACAGCGACAGCGACATATCAAATATCTGTTGGTACAGCCGTATCTCAATATGGTTATGGTTGGGGTACGTATGAGTGGGGTAAAGAAGCATGGGGCACGCCTCGTTCTACGTCTAACGTTACAATAGAAGGACGTAACTGGTCCTTTGATAACTTTGGTGAAGATCTATTAGCAACAGTTAATAATGGAAATACGTTTAGATGGGATACGTCTATTGGCACAGGAACACCTGCTGCTGTTATTTCTTCTGCACCTACTGTTTCACGTTTTAATTTAGTATCAATGCCTGACAGACATGTATTTTTATTTGGTACAGAAACGACGATTGGTTCAAGTACAACAAAAGATGATTTATTTTTACGATTTGCTTCACAAGAAGATTACAACACATGGATACCGACAGCTACAAACACAGCAGGTTCATTTAGAATACAAGACGGATCAAAAATTATAACGGCTGTACGTTCGCGTAACGCGGTATTAGTTTGGACGGACACAAGTTTAAATGCTTTACAATTTGTTGGCGCACCTTTTACATTTAACTTAACACAAATAGGAGCAAACTGTGGAGCTGTATCACTTCACTCAGCAGTAGATGTAAATGGCACAGCGTTTTGGATGTCACAAAATTCTTTTTATAAGTTTGACGGTGCTATTTCTAAAATGCCTTGTAGCGTGCAAGATTATGTCTTTGAAGATTTTAGCATTACAAATCAACCAGAAACATATGCAGCAGTTAATTCAGAGTTTAATGAAGTAACGTGGTTTTATACGTCTAATAATGCAACACAAATAGATCGGTTTGTTACATACAACTACCTAGAAGATTGTTGGTCAACAGGATCTTTAGCAAGAACAACATGGCTAGATTATGGCGTGTATCAAAAACCTTATGCTACAGAATACTCAACAACAGGTATAGCTAATAATAATGTTATTAATGGCTTAACAGCAGGAGCTACAACTATATTTCAACATGAAACAGGTGATGATAATGATACCACACCGATAGATGCTTTTATTGAATCAGGTGATTTTGATATTGCAGATGGTCAACCTTTCTTACACATTGGAAGAGGTATACCAAACTTTAAAGATTTAACAGGCTCCGTAGATTTAACCTTAAAATTTAAAACATATCCAAGTGCAACAACAAGTACAACGGTGGTAAGAACTGTTGTTCCAACAACAGAAAAGTTTGATTTACGAGGACGAGGACGACAAGCTAATATTCGTATTGACAGTGACGCTATTGGTGATAAATGGCGGTATGGCACACTACGATTGGATGTACAACCAGATGGAGGCAGATAATGGCTAAGATTACAACGACAAGATTTCCTCAAGCAACCCCTGAATATCAACCTACTATAATTGATATATTAACAAGATTGTTAGAGCAAATTGTACAACAATTAAATTTTGGTTATCAACAAGATTTAAAAGATGAATCTACAGCAAGGACGTGGTTTCTTGGCTGATTCATTTAAAAGTTTTAGTTTAAGTCCGTCAACGACGGCTAGTACGACAGTATACACTGTTCCTACAGCGGATCAAAATAGTCAACCTCCTATACTACCTACTACAACTATTATAAAAAGTATTATAATATCAAATATTAGTGGTGGTACTGTTAATACAAAAGTAAGGATGTTGGACTCTAGTAATTCTAATTTAGAAATTTTATTACATGATGCTAATTTAGGACATCCTGAAGTAAAAGAAATACTAACACATCCAATTGTATTAGAACAAGCGGATCAAATAAAGATTGAAGCAGATACAGGTAATGCTGTTGAAATTTTGTTAAGTGTAATGGAAATAACGCAATGACATTTAAAAAAGTACAAGACTCAAAAGAAATTGGTAAACAAGTTATTGAAGGTCAAGAGATTCCTATTATCCAACCTGAAGTTCATATCGAAGTAAAAAACAAAAAGACAGGTGCTGATTATGGATCAGAGGATGAAGCTAAATTAGATATAGCTAATCCAAACACAGCTACTACATCTGATGATGTAGAAACTAATG